ATTACGCTTTTGAGCGATTTTGTCAGCAAGACGAGATACAGCATAGTCACGTTGTGTTTTATTGAGTTTCATGAGTTTAATTCCTTAAGTCTAGTTTCTGCCCATTGTACACCAGCGAAGAAAGCTTCAGTTTGGTGTCGGATATCAGGTTTGGTTGTTTGATCAAGACCAATCCATTTACGCCTGATTACTTCAACAGTATCATATCCATCACGGTCATCATAACAAGCACAACCTCTTTCAAAACATGATTTGTCTATTAGTGTCATGTGTTTTTCTCTTTGAGTTTGGCTTCAAGCATACGTTCGTATTTAAATTTGTCCCATACACTGCACCTTTCATAAATGATTTCAATCTCTTTATCTGTTAGATCAACCCATGTGCGCTGTGATGTTGTTGTTGTTAACCAACCATTAACACCAATTGGCACTCCAATCGATTCAATTCGGTCAATTAGCCTTCTGTTTTCTACATGGACTCGTTCGTTTTCTTCACGAAGTTGTTCCGGTTGTGCTAAGGCTTCTTTAATGGTGGTGATGGCTTTTTCTGGTATTTGTTTGTCAACATAACGTTCTGCTGTCACATTCATGTATTCCAACGCCTCCAATGCAAGGCGTAATGTTTCGTCTTTGGTCATATAACCTTTCAAATAAAAATCCCTTATGACAGACCTGTTAAGGACTATCACAAGGGATAATTTAGGATTGATTAGAACATTGCTTCTTCGGATTGATCTGTATCAACAGAAGCACCTTCAACATCAAAGTCAACAAAGTTTTCAGATTTACGTTCATAGCGAACAAGATCAGTAACTTGAACAGCTACCAACATGGTGGAGATACCTGACTTACTAACTTTACCGTTAGGAAGCTTGATCTCATAAGGTGAGCAATACACCATTACATTACCGATAGAACCATTACCGATTAATGTTGGATTAAGTTCTTTCTTACCAGAGTCTACAACTCTTATTTTGGCGGCATCAGTACCATCTTTTTTAAAAGCTTTCTTCTTAAGATTAACAGAGATTTTACCGCCTTCAATAGGCTTAACTTTGCCGAACTGAGAGAACTCTTTCTCACGTTTCTTGTCACCTTGGATTTGTAACTCATACTGATCAACACCAAAAGGTGATACAGGTTTATCAAGTTTAGCCCAGAACAAGGCTACGTCTTTGATGATGATGTTAGGTGTGTTTGTTGCTTGTGTCATGATATTTTCCTATGGATTTACGTTTAATTTATGTTTCAAGTATACTTCTCGCTAGTCGGTTCCTAATAGATATTATTAACAAACAGGGAGAATAAATATGTCATCAGGTGGTAAAACCCGTAACATTAACTCTCTTGCTAACCTAAAGCTAATTACTTCAGAGACAGCTCGAGAGAATCAGAAGAAAGCTACTCAATCAAGAATGTTGAATAAGCAGATCAGAGAAGAATTTAAGTTGAATGCTAAGAACTTTCAAGAAGTAATGAAAGATTTACCTCAACTATCTTCACTCGATGTCCTTAGAATGGCTATGCATCAAGCCCTTCAACAAGATAACTTTGAAGATGCTGCTAGGTATGCTAACATGGTAGCAGAGTATGAACAACCTAAACTACAGAGGATTGATCAGACTACTACAACCCGTACAGCAGACCTCTCAGATGAAGAACTTCAGAGGATTATCTCAGAAGAAGGTCTAGATAGTAAGTCTTAAGAGAATGTCATAAGAGAATGTCTTTAGGTATATTACCTATTGATGTTCTCTTTTTTATTACTCTTTAATAATATACTTTATTAATATATATATTATTAACTATCATAGGGACAGTATCCTATTAGGTTCCAGCTAAATAAGTTTATGATTCTATTGGGTTTTTCCTTTTTAGTGTGTAAAGTGTTTCAACAATGTATGGCTGACCAAGATCATAGAAGGTTAGTTTAGATACGTCAACATTTTCATCCATTGAGTTTCTGTATCTTTCAATGCAGTCAGTTACTGTTTCACCGAATTCACTACAGTAATGATCATCAACTAATACCCAGTTAGGTGTTTTCATTTGTCTAATCTCACTTTCTTTGTCCATAATAGTTTGCCTTTAAGGAATGCCTTTTGGATACCTGTTGTATCATCAAAGACTACGGATATCTCAGACTTTACTTTTGATTTGATTCTCAGGATAAGGTCTTCATATATTTCTTTTGCATTTGACATGGATAATGTACCTTTTTTACGATTCATCTTTAAGGATAGAGCCTCTTTTGATTTTACTAACAAGGACGTCATATAGTTTATGCATCACAGAGCCAAAAATAAGGTTATCTGATAGTCTGGCTAGCTCATGGTAGTCAAGCTTGCCTAAGCCGTTCAAAAGCACTAATGCGTCTTCTTCGGACATTACTATGGTGTAGTTAACTTGGGTTTCTTTGGAGATTTGCATATTAGATATCCATTTCTTTACCGATTTTATCGATTAATGTTACAAGTTCATCATACTGGTTATAGCCTTGGTAGGTTAGTGCTTTAGCGATTACTTCAGAGTTCATGAAGATAGACGCTAATATGTTATGTTCTTCGAGATTACTTACGCTGATTCTTAGAGTGTAAGGTTGGAAGATTGTGGGATAATCTGAGCATTTAGAGACTTCCATTAGTATTGATCCTCTGCTTCAAGTGCGTCATAGATAGACATACAGATGTCGGTTATACGTTTATGTACGACTGGGTTGTTTGTATTGGTGACGTCAGCTATGTTCGTGTAGAATGAGAACAACGACATCATATCGTAGAATTGTTCTTGGGTTTCTATTGACATAGTTAATTCGAATTGCTGGAACGCTATTGGCTTGTGTCGTTTGGTTATGGTTTTCATGTTATACCTCAGTGATTAATGATTGAACAGTTTCATTGCAGTTGGTACATACGAACTTTGCAGATTTAGTACCGAATGGGCTGTGAGTGACGCTTAATACGTTGACGTCTTCTGAGTTGTATTCTAGATGACAGTCTTCGCAGTGGACAAAGTATAATCTCTTGTACATTTAACTCCTTTGTTTAAAAAGTTCAAAAAGTGACATAAAACGAACAAATTTAACGTTCAGGTTTTCACACACGAAAAATCCCTCAAGACTTCCCTCAATTCTCGCCTAAATCTCAGCGAATGTCTCAAAATTACTGTCTATTAGTAACTTTTTGTGATGGAATGTCCTGAGAGAATAGTCTGTGGGTTACAGTCCCCTGTCTTTATCTATCTGCCTGTGCCATTTATCCTCCTGTTGTATGAATTCCCTGTGTTTTGTTATCTGGTAGTGTATAGCTTGCTCTGTTTTGTTCATAGAAGGTAGTTCTTCCATGATGTCTACTAGTGCATTCAGCTCTTCCCCTGATAAATCTAGGGAATATCTACCATAAGACTGTCTTAGGTATGCCATTTTACTGTCCTTCCAGTATTTGATCATAGATTGCTGTGTATTCTATGATAATGCCATTGAGTTCTACCTCATTTACCATGTTTTCCAGTACACTTTTGTTGTCTGACACCGCATACAGCAGTGTTTCCCCTGTTGTGTCTGGTGACATGACCACTTTGCAGCCGAATTCCTTAACGGATTCGATAACTTCTTCTGTTGTACACCCAAAGTCTCTTGCCTTGAGTGGGTTTAAGAGTAAATAACGTGCTTTCATTAGGTTTCTCCTTAAGCTTCTACGATTTCATTGAACCAAGTGTCAGAACTCCAACCAGCTGTGACACCAAACCTTACTTGTTTACCAACTAAGCCTCGAGCAAGCTTATATTGTTTACGAGCATGTTCAACATCACGGTTGATTGAGAGTTTACGGACAACATCCTTATCATCTACTGCATAGACGTACCTGTTAGCAGGATCTGTGTAGACAACCATCAACATAGATGTCTCCATAGTGAACATTGCAGTAGTTGTATCGCCTTTAGTAGCGAAGTTCATTGTTGCTGTAGTCATATTATATCCTTTGGTAATGACTGTTGATAGAAGCTTGGTACTTACCCCAAGTGGTCTCTCCGTAAGCCCGAGAAGAGCAGTTATTTACAGATGTACGATGTGAACAGTCACATCTTCTGCTTTGTACTTAAGTAAGTCTTTGGCAGACATTACTTTGTCAACTAGTTTGTTTGTTTTGTTGCAGTATACTAGGTACATTATTTGTTCCTTGCTTGTTGAAGTTGATTTAACTCTGAATACGCTACTGTTACATAATACTCAGCAGCATCCTTTGCTTCTTGGCTTGAGCCATTCCTGTTAGGAACAAAACACCAAGCATGACGATTCCACCACCAAAGCAGTGCCTTAGAGAAAGCAGTATTACCTGACCAATGAGGACAACCCTTAGACACCCAGAACTTAAGGTGTCGCCAAGTAGAACGAGGCATTTCACACTTACACAAACCCATCTCTATCAGCATGAGTTCAAAGTCACCAGCAAACGATGCATCACCTTGCAGGTAATAAGCAACATTCCTTGATGCCTTAGGATGCGTACGTAAGTACGAAGCAGGAGCAATAGCTCCACAAGGATGCCCTATAAGAACATCGTTAGGTGCAGACCTGATCCTACGGTTAATAAGATTAGACGTCAAGCTATAACGTTTAGCCATTTCATTCTCCTTCGTTGATTTCGATTAACAGGATAGCAATCTGTACACCAGCACAGATGCTTGCAGCGATTAGACCAATTACATGGAACCAACCATACATCGCCTCAAACTGTATCTTATCGACACAGAACACCATTAGTTGCGACCACAACAGAATGTAAACAACGTGCATTAACTTAGTCATATTAATCTCCTTGAGCTATGACAGAACAGAGCAAGACGCTCTCGGAAGACCCCAACAAAGGAGCCAACCGAGAAAGCCCTCACGCTTCAACAGCAACAAACCAAGAATCAGCAGAGTAGCCAAACGCAGCAACAAAGCGAACAGGCGAGCCACCAACACGAGCAGACAAACGAGCAAACACAGCGTCCCGAGAGACAGGACGACCCAAGGCACGAACAGCGTACGGGACACGGCAAACACGAACACGACCGTCCGAGCAAACCACAGACACAGCGTCAGAACCAGACAAGGCAACAGCAACAACAGACACAGGAGCCGAGAGAGAACCACGAGGAACAGAAGCGGCAAGAGACGGACGAGCAGCAGAAGCCACAGAGCCAAGGACGGGAAGGGCAGAGACCCAAGAAGAAAGAGAAGAGACCACGGAACACCTCCAAAGAGCGCAGACAAAGAAAGCCGAGACGGGCAGCGCCACGCACCGACACGGCAGGGAAAACAAGGGGGGCAAGGAAACCCACGAGGGGGGAACAACAAACACACAACAAATTTTTAAACACACACAAAGACATCTACCCCAGACATTCCCCAGCGACACCCTCTATAAAAGGTAGGGGTACCCCAAAGACGTATACAAAAGATTACATTTCAAAAATTATTGGAATTTTTTTTATAAACAAAACAACTAGTTAGTCGGTACATAATAGAGAAACATTTTTATTACATAAGGAGATAGCTTAGCTATCGCTAATCTATAGGTATATGACAACACAAAACAATTCTGATAAGCTAGAGGCTCTGAGGGAATTAAAGAAGCGTGAAAAATTAAACGCTTACAAAGGCGACTTTGAATTATTCGCCAAAGAACAATTAAAAATCTTACCCAAAGACTCCTCTAAGGGATTCCAATCTTTTGAGTTCAATGAAGCTCAGAGGATTGTAAATGAAGCACTTGAGAAACAACTCAAGGAAACAGGGAGAGTCAGAGCTATTATATTAAAAGCTCGACAGATGGGTTTAAGTACATACACGACAGGTAGGGTATTCTGGAAGAGTTACTTTAATGCTTACAACAAGTCAGTAGTTATGGCGCATGATGCGGCTACTAGTGATGCATTATTTGGTATGTCCAGGAATATCATTTATAACATGGCTGATACATTCAGACCCATGTTAAAGAAGTCAAATGCAAAAGAGATTATGTTTGAGCATAATGATTCAGGGTACAGGCTGTATACGGCTGGAGCACCTGAAGCTGGTAGGGGAACAACTCCTACTATTGCTCACTTATCCGAGGTAGCCTTTTGGGGGCATGATGAAAAGATTTTAGCAGGATTATTCCAAGGAATATCCCAGTCTGAAGGGACTGAAGTTATTCTTGAGAGTACTGCTAATGGTGTGGGGAACTCATTTCACAGGTTATGGCAGGGAGCTGTAAAGGGTGAGAATGATTATATTGCTATCTTTGTTCCATGGTACCTGATGACAGAGTACGTCAGGAAAGCCCCTGAAGGATTTGAGAGAACAACAGAAGAAGAAGTATTAGTTACTAGGTATAACCTGAGTGACGATCAACTATACTGGAGAAGGTTAAAGATTGCAGAGGGTGGTGAAAATAAATTCCGTCAAGAATACCCTGCGACACCTGAGGAAGCATTTATTGTTTCTGGTTCTAACGTATTTAACATTGAGAAGCTGAGTAAGCTTGTGCCTCAACCAATATTAGCCAAGAGAGAGTTTAACTTTGAATCCTCTATGATGGAGGATTTAAGAGATGGGTCTATCGAGATATTTAAGTATCCTACTTTTGAAGATGCCTTTGCTATCGGTGCTGACGTTGCTTTGGGTGTTGGTAAGGATTATTCTACAGCAGTGGTCATTAATGCCAAGAGGGAAGTGTGCGCAGTTTATCGCAGTAACACGATTGATCCTAGTCAGTTTGGTGATTTATTATTTTATCTAGGTAGGTACTATAATAATGCTTTGTTAGCCGTAGAGTCTAACTCTATGGGTATAGCAACATTAAACAGGTTAACACAGATGGGTTACTTGAATATGTACTATCAGACAAAGATGGCGAATGTATCCAAGGAAGAGGGAACAAGGATTGGCTGGAGAACTACTTCAGCCTCTAAACCAGCTATCATTGGATTCCTGAAGAATGCTATTGAACAGGAAGATATTTGGATACCTTCTAGGGTTATCATTGGTGAACTTATGAATTATGTAGCAGACGAGTCTGGAAAGACAAATGCTATCATAGGTCAGAATGATGATACAGTTATTGCTTTAGCTATTGCTCTTGAGGTTATCAGGACACACGGAGACAAGTTAACAAACACAACAGTACCCTTCTCACAACGTATGGGTAACTTTCAGCAAATAGAAACAACATGGATATGAGGTAACATTATGGCTAAACAAGGATTATATGACAATATCCATGCTAAACGGGAACGTATAGCTAAAGGTTCCGGAGAGAAGATGCGTAAGGTAGGTACTAAAGGTTCGCCTACGGATAAGAGCTTTAAAGAGTCTGCTAAGACTGCTAAGAAGGGGAAATAGTATGGCTGAAAAAGATTCAAGACTAAAGAGGGCTGGTGTATCAGGTTATAATAAACCTAAGAGAACACCTAATCACAAAACTAAGAGTCACGTTGTTGTGGCTAAAGTTGGTGATAAAGTTAAGACTATTCACTTTGGTGCTCAAGGTGCCACAGGTAGTCCTGACGGTTCAAAGCGTAATGAAGCTTTTAAAGCTAGACATGCAACTAATATTGCCAAAGGACCACTGTCTGCGGCATACTGGGCTAATAAGGTTAAATGGTAATATGGCACAAATGAATGTACCCTTAACAGGGAAAGAAAAAGAACAATTTAAAAGTATGATTAAGCCTAAACAGGCTGGTAAGCTTTTAAATCCACAGGAAAAAATCGGTAATAAAATCCCTAAAGATTTTAATCCTCGAAAGAGTTAGTCCTTGTGTCCTAAGAGAAGGTAACTTCTACTTTGTTGGCTACTAGCAGGGTGATTAAAAAATTAGTAGCAACATACAAGTCTTGTTGTAGACTTTGATTGATTGAATGTATAACCAAGAAAGGTTTACAATGAGTGATACAAGTAGAGATGTCATCCGCTTTGTGGATAGATATAAAGATCCAGTAGGAGATAATGAACTCCTAGCTATGATCGAACAGGGTGTAATGAACTCTGTTGGTGACTTCTTGAATAGTTCCGACTTAGCTCGTGAACGACAGAAGGCTACCTATGAATACGGCATGATGCCGCAATTTCACCTGACTCCTCAGGGTGCTTCACAGATTGTCTCTTCAGACACTGTAGAGGCTATCGAGGGTTATACAGCTATTCTTGCTGAACTTATGTTTAACAACAATAAGATCGCAAGGTTTATTCCGGCAGGAAGTTCTCCTAAGGCTTTCCATGAGGCTAAAGTAGCTTCTGACCTTGTTAACTATGGAATTTTTAAGCAGAATCCTGGTTGGGAAGTCCTAAATACATGGGTTAAATCTGCCTTGTTATGGAAAAATAGTATTGTTAGATGGGAATATATTGAAGACTTTGATTATAAATTTGAAGAGTTTGATTCTATCAGTCAAGAAAACCTTGATCTCTTGTTATCAGAAGATGACACAGAAATTATCGGAGATCTTAAATATGAACAAGAGTTAGACACCGATGAAGAAGGTAATGCTGTATACAAGATGGTATACAAGGATGTTCGCCTTAAAAAGAAAAAGAACAAGACAAGAATTTTAATTAAGAATGTACACCCAGAATGTTTCCGTATTACACGGGATGCGCACTCACTTGATGATGCGGCATTTGTGGGTATCCAGATTGATATGACTCGATCTGAAGTTAGAAAGTTTTTCCCTGACATAGCAGAGAATATTGACTGGGACGCCATTGGAGACGGTAGCTATGATTGGGCTACCAAGTACACCGAAGAGCAAGCTGCTCGTAAGCGTCTAGTTGGTGAAGAGTACTGGCTTGGGGGAAATTCACGGGAGCTATTCCCGTCAGAAGCTAATCGACAACTCACTGTTATCGAGTGTTGGTTACGTGTAGACCGTGATGGTGATGGTATTGCAGAGCTTAAGCATTTTATTATTGCTGGTTCTACAATTCTCATGGAAGAAGATTGTGATATGATTCCATTGGCGACTCTTTGTCCCTTTGAAGTTCCTCACGAATTCTTTGGTTTGTCTGTAGCAGATATGATTCGACCCATGACATTAGCCTCAACAGCTATTATGCGTGGATTCATTGAGAATGTCTACTTAACTAACTACTCACCTAAGCTTGCTGATCCTAACGTTGTAGACTTCAGTGCTCTACAGAACATGAAGCCTAAGCAGATTATTGCTACCAATGGTAACCCTAACAATGCGGTTGCTTCAATGACACCTGACACTATCAGTACAGGTACAGTACCTATTCTTGAGCTATTACAAATGCACAAGGAACAGGCTACAGGTTTGTCTAAGGCTGCTCAAGGTTTAAATGATACACTCTATGTCTCTGGTAATTCAGAAGAAAAGATGCAGAGAGCTATGTCTGCGGCACAAGTACGTATCCAGTTTATGGCACGTAGGTTTGCTGAGACAGGCTTTAAGCGTCTGTGTGAGGGTATCTACAAGACAATGCGGGATAAACTCCGTGGTCAAGAAGTTGGTTACTATGATCAGAATGACTTGTTTAAGTCTGTTGATCCTGGTACATTACCAAGTAACTTGATGCTCTATGTTGATGTTGATGTTGGTGAAAACAGTAACAGCAATATCATGAAGAAAATGAATGTAGTTGGTCAACAGATTATTCCAGCACTGCAACAAGCAGGAGCTGGTGGAGCTGTTAGCCCCTCAGCAGCAGTAACTATTGCATGTAAAGCAATTGAGTCTATGGATATGGATCCTCTTGACTTCCTTGTTGACTATACAGACCCTAAGTTTATTGAACAGGCAATGCAGTCAAGAGAAGGTGAAGTAGCGGCTCAAGAAAAACAGAAACAACTTGAAGAACAAGTTAAGATGATTGACATAGCACAGAGGCAAGCAACACTTGACCTCACTAATGTACAAGCTAAAAATGCCATGCAAGATAACACCAAACAACTTATGGTTGCTTTGGATAAGAGTTATCAAGAGTGGGGTAAGCTATATATTCAGGCGGCTAAAGAAGGGGTTGACATGCCTCCTAAGCCTGACATTAAAGAACTCCTTGCAATGGCTAAGTCTTTCATTGATGCTGACTCGCATATGGATGCAAGTAAGCCTCAAGGTAGTCAAGCACCTCAACCACAGGCTGGTCCTGCGGCTGCTGGTGAAAACCCAATGATGTAATAAATATAAGGCGAAAGAGGTAGCTCCTTTGCTGTGCCCTAACACAGCTAGCCTTTTCTTTTAGGGAAGAAAATGGATAAAAAAGAATATGAAAAGCAACGTAGTAAGATACGTAATAAAAAGCCTGAATATAAAGAGCAGTTAGCTATTTCATTTATAGCTAGAACTTATAATGTTGATAAAGATAAAGCTAAAGAGTTGTATCTAAATTCAATGAAATGCTGTGATATATGCGGCATAGAGTGGAATCCAGACATTCATGTTAACAGATTTTGTGTTGATCATTGCCATACTAGTGGTAAAGTCAGAGGCACTCTTTGTTTTAGATGCAATGTTGAATTAGGATTTTATGAGAATAGCAAAAAGAAGTTTGACTTATTTTCAAAATATTTAAATGAGAATTAATTAATGGATAAATACAGAAAAGGGTTTGAACAAAAAATCAAACCTAAAATGAATCATGAGACAGGTGAATACAAAGTAGAACCTTTCCGTGAAGCCCAAGTAGCCTTAGGTCGTGCAGAGTTTGTTCAGCGTGAGCGAGAACAATTCTTTGGTGATGCATATAGCGAAATCTTGGCTGACCTTTTTGTTACGTGGTTGAAGACAGAACCTCATTGTTCTAAAGAACGAGAGTACCTGTATCATACTGCTATGGCATTAGGAAGTGTTAAAGAGAAATTAGTTGGTATTGAAATGTACGGTAATAACGTCAAGTTCATCCAACAACAAAACAATACCCAAGAGGGGTCTGAGGAAAATAATGAGTAATTTAGATAAAGCAAAAGATGTGCTTGAAAAAGCACGAGAAGAAATCCTACGTGAATTGGTCCAATGCGGATCAAATGGCGGTGTAGGTCGAGCAGGGAATTATGCACCAACCTTTGTTAATCTAACAAATGCTATTGATGCAATCAACCGAATGATGGAACCATCTAAAGGTGACTTCGCTGAACGTATGGCTGTAGCTAAAAAAGCTAAAGCTGAAGCCAAACAATAACGGACACAAAGGTAAAAGAATATGAATCTACCACATCTCTCTACCAGCACTCCAGCTTCTGAAATCAGTAGCCAGAGTTTTGATGACGGATCGAATAGTGCAGACTTGGAAGTGAAGAGCCTTGATGACATTCTACGTAATTCTCCAGCAGCAGAACTGTTGGGACTTAAAGAATCTCTACCAGAAGAAGGCGATGGCGTCCCAAGTCCAGACGAAGTATCGGAAGAAGAAGCCCAAGAAGAGAACGATACCGAGTCTGAAAATGACCTAGATGAAGAAGAAGAATCGAATGATTCAGAAGAAGATAATACAGTTGAGGATGATACGTCTACCCAAGATACTGACTTGCCTTCTGAAGATGATATCGATTGGGAATACAAAGTACCCGTCACAGTTGACGGTAAGACTGAGTATGTTACCCTAGAAGAAATCCGTAAGGGTTATTCTACTGATCAACATCTATCTCAAAAGGGGCGTGAACTAGGCGAACTGAAGAAACAGATCGACCAAGAACGAACAGAAAAGTTACAAGAGATTATTCAACTTGGATCAGTTATTAATGAAGAACTGACTGCAGTTGAATCTAATCTTGCACAACAATATCATAAAGTCAAAGGCGAAATTGAAAAAGCCCGAGAAGAAGGTGATTCCTACACAGCTAGGGAACTCAAAGAGCAACTTGAAGAAGTACAGGAAAAGTATTGGAATGCACGTAATAAACGTGAACAACAAACTAGAGCTGTAGTTGAAAAGATTCAAGCTCAACAAATAGAACAACAACAAGTGTTACTGAGACAGTATGAGGAAAACATTGTTAACCTCATTCCTGACTATTCAGAAAAAGTTGCTAAGAATATTCGTGAGTTCGCTATTAAAGAAGGTATTCCTGAACAACTATTGGAAGCGGTCTATGACCCTAACGTAGTCAAGTTCATTAATGATTATCGTAAACTTAAAACTGCTAAAGAAACCGGTGAAGCAAAACGAAAGGCATCTCCAAACGTGAAATCGATACCCTCAAAGAAGGGAACTCCGAGTTCTCAAAAAGAGAAGCAAGCCGTTAATAATAACCGAGCTAAAGTTCTTAATGGTCAAGGATCAAAACAAGACGAATTAGATTTTCTAAAACGTATTTCTTCAGTGAGCAAAAAACTTTAATTTCTCACTAAAAGGAAAATAACAAATGGCTGGACAAACTTTTGCAACAGGCGGTCCTAAGGCTGCCGCACGTAGCTCTGCCGCTACAGGTAACGCTGTCAACGCTGGTGAGCGTGAAGACTTAGCGAATTTTATTTCAATGATCTCTCGTGATGAGACACCTTTCTTGTCGTCTATCGGTAAGACTAAAGCTACGGCTGTGTTTCACGAATGGCAAACAGACGAGTTGGCACCCCCAACTTCTGCTCCTGTAGCCGAGGGTGTATCATACTCTACACAAAATGCGGCTCAAGCTGCTGAACCCTTCCGTACACGTTTGGGTAACTACACACAAATCAACTCCAAAACTGTTACAGTTACTGGCACCAAGCGTGCTGTTGACCAAGCAGGTGTTGCTGATGAATACGCATACCAGCTCAAAAAGCGTGGTACCGAACTTCGTCGTGACGTTGAGTTTGACTTGGTTAATTCTTGGAAATCTTCCAATGGCTCTGGCACACGTACTTTCGGTGGCTATCAGTCTTGGATCAACTACACTGCCGCTACTACAACTCCCGCTACAGCACTGAACGTGTTGGCTGTTCCCGGTGACTATACTGCTCCTACTAATCCTGGTGGTGGTGTCTGCGGTACATTCGCTAACGTTATCGCTGGTGACAAGGTATCTTTGGCTCTGTCACACGTTGACACAGTTATGCAAGGCATCTATGAAAACGGTGGTAAAGCCACTAAGTTGATGTTGTCTCCTGCTAACCGTCGTGTGTTCTCTGCTAAGGCTCAGTCCGCAGGTTCCGTTACAGGTTCTACTGGTGATTCTAACGTTCGTCGAAATATTGACGCTGATGGCAAGCTCCGTCAGTCAGTTGAAATCTACATGTCTGACTTCGGTGACATCATGGTTGTTCCTAACTACGTAATGGGTATTTCTAATACTGCCGTTTCTGGTGTGAACGATGTGGCTAACTTTACAGCATTCGTATATGACCCAATGTGGTTTAGCTACGCTAGCTTGCGTCCTCTGCAAGAAGTTGACCTCGGTCAGCTTGGTGACTCTATCATCGGTCAGATCGTTGAAGAGGGTACACTTGAGTGTAGGAATCCAAAAGGTTGCGGAATGATTTTCGGTCTGTCGGGTGCTTAATAGTATCTAACTAACCTATAAGGGAGGTGAGGGAAACCTTGCTTCCCTTTTTATTTATCTCAAAAGGAACACAAATGGAATTTTTACGAATTACTGCGACAAACGGTACTCGAACATATATTCCTGATAATTACGTGGTTAATGTTAGTACATCTGCTGATACTCTGGACGCTGGTTCAGACTATCGAGCACCTAATGTTATTCGTGGAAAAATTACTCAGGTAAAATATTATGATGGTGCTGACACTACTGCGGGAGCTATTGTTGTTGCGGCTGTTACAGCTTTCAACGGCTCTAACACAAAATATGAATACGGTTGTTTTACCATTGACGGTGCTTTTAGTGCCGCAATGACTAACTAAATACAAGAGGACACATGGGCTTTCTATCACAAGACGGAAACAAAAATAGTTTCCAAGTTAAAACTGATGAAGAAAATTTTCAACTAGTACAAGATGTGAGTGCATACAAAGATTATGCAGCACAACAAAGAGAATTAGATTCATTTGCCGCCAACGGTCGGACATACCGTTCATTTGCAATTATCCCTGATATTGTAGCTATTGATATTTTGACCAAGTATGGTCTTGATATTCATTCAGATACATTCATGCATGAGCCTGCAAACGTAAGACGATTAAAACAAATTATTGAAACAGACTATCCTTTACTTAAAACAAGTAATGTAAAGGCACTCTGATTTTACAGGAGAATAATCTATGGCAACCCCCCGATATGACGCACTCGTAGACAAAGTACGTGACTGGTCAAACAAACCCGAAGTAAATACTATTCCGAATAGCGTCATCCAAGATTGCCTAAGTTATTCTGCTGATGAATGCTATCGTACATTACGTATTCCTCCTCTTGAAACTACTGTTACATATACTGTTGAAGCAGGTGATAACGTAGGAGACAACAGTGCTGGTTTACCATATGGTAATGCTTATACTTCTTTTGATATCCCTGAGGATTTAATTCAATTTGTATATGTACGTACACTAGCACAAGACAATATTGGTACATCATACTCTACATATCCTTCAAATGTTAGTAAGGTATTTAATGAAGTAACAGACTCACGTACATTCTTTGACTTATACAGTGAAAAGTATTCTGTATATAACTGGATGTGGAAAGATGGTAAATTGTTTATCCATCCACAGTTAGCAGTAGGTGCTATTGTAGAGATCAGTTATTATCGTAGACTTCCTGCATTAGATGCAACATACAGTGTTACACCAATTAATTATCTTATTGGTTTATCAGATGCTAATCAACCTTTCTTGACACTCACAGGTGTTAACACAGATACTGCATTGTATTTCTCTACACTGGCTTCTGTTACAAGATGCTTTGCTACCTCTGCAGAAGCAACAGCTTACGCAACACCAGTTACTACAAAGTATTATATTGGTAAAGAAGTATCTAACTGGTTAAGAGATGAAAATGAAAGACTCCTTATATGGGGTGCATTATACAATTTAGGCTCATATCTCTTTGATGAGAAGATGGAATTAAGATACGAAAAGAAATTCTCAGAGAATGTCTTTTCATTAAATAAAGAAGAGAAGTGGCGTAGAGCATCGGGTGGTAATGTTCAAGTTAACTTTAACACCCAAGGACTCATTTAAGGAGTAATAGATGGCATATACAAGTACACCGGGAACAACTGGTAATCCTTCCAAGGGAGGAGAATACGATAATTTTGATGAATCAACATCGGCTAATTATCCAAATATAGCGGCTAGCAGTGCTGCAGCTGCAAATATTAGTGCTGAAGAAGCGGCTGCAAGTCAAGCAGCTGCGGCTACAAGCGCAACTAATGCGGCTAACTCAGCGACATCTGCTGGTACTTCTGCAACTAATGCGGCTAACAGTGCTACTAGTGCCGCTAACTCAGCGACATCTGCAACTGCCTCAGCTACCTCTGCAACTAACAGTGCTACAAGTGCAACTGCTAGTGCTACAAGTGCGGCTAACAGTGCAACATCTGCTACTGCCTCAGCAACATCTGCTACAAACAGTGCAACAAGTGCTTCTACTTCAGCGACTAATTCAGCTAACAGTGCAACGGCTTCTGCCGCAAGTGCCGCTAATGCGACTACACAAGCTGGTATAGCAACAACACAAGCAACTAACTCAGCAAATAGTGCAACGGCATCTGCTAACAGTGCCACTGCTTCTGCGGCTAGTGCGGCTACAGCAACTACTCAGGCGGGTATTGCCACTACACAGGCGACTAATGCATCTAACAGTGCGACTGCCGCTAACACATCAGCTAACAATGCGGCTAACTCTGCAACATCTGCCGCAGGATCTGCTACTAGTGCGTCTACTAGTGCAACAACGGCAACTACCCAAGCGGGTATTGCTACAACACAAGCATCTGATGCAGCTGCAAGTGCTGCTTCTGCTGCAGCCTCATACGACTCCTTTGATGATCGTTATCTTGGTGCTAAGACGGCAGATCCAACAGTAGACAATGACGGTAACGCATTGATTACTGGTGCAATGTACTTCAATTCAACAACCAGCTTGATGAAGGTGTACACAGGAATTTCATGGGTTAATACTCCGGGTATTGCTACAGGCGGTACAGTTGGACAAGTATTAGCTAAACTAAGTAGCACAAACTATGATACTACTTGGGTGAGTCTTACTGGTGGTCTTGTTTATCTGGGTACATGGAACGCATCTACTAACACGCCTACACTGACGTCTGGTACAGGAACTACTGGTGGATACTATGTTGTATCTACTTCAGGTAGTACTAACCTTGATGGTGTTACTGACTGGGTTATCGGTGACTGGGCTATCTTTAACGGTGCATTCTGGCAGAAGATTGACCAGACTAATTTGGTTACATCCGTAGCTGGTCGTACAGGTAATGTCGTATTAGCCAACACAGATATTTCTGGTCTTGGTACAATGTCTGTACAGAACTCTAATAGCGTTACTGTTACTGGTGGATCTATCACAGGTATTACTGACTTGGCAGTTGCTGACGGTGGTACAGGAGCAAGTGATGCTTCAGGTGCTCGATCTAACCTTGGTGTTACTGGTACAGGTGCAGACACAACATATGCTTTTAGAGCAAACAATCTTTCTGACTTAGCTGATGCAACTACCGCAAGGGCTAACCTTGGTCTTGGTACTGCGGCTACTACTAACAGTACTGCGTATGCTACTGCGGCTCAAGGTGCAACAGCAGACACAGCAATTCAAACATTGACGTCTGTAGACGGTAGTGTTGTGATTAGTCCTACAGGTACTACAAGAGACCTGTCTGTAGGAACAGCTCTTAACACTGCTACATTGATTAGCCAAGTTCGTAATGAGACTGGCGCAACACTTACCAAGGGTACTGTTGTATATGTTAGCGGAGCGTCAAGCAACAAAGCTCTTGTATCTAAAGCATTGGCTAATGCAGACGCTACATCAGCACAGACTTACGGTGTTATTCAAGCCGACATTCCAACTAACCAAAACGGTTATGTAGTTGTTATTGGTGTGGTAAGCGGTCTTGATACCTCTGCTTTTGCTAATGGCACTCAGTTGTATCTCAGCGGAACTACTGCGGGTACTTACACAAGCACTAAACCTTACGCACCGATTCACTTGGTGTACGTTGGTATTGTCACGTACCAGCATGCTAATCAAGGTACTATTGAAGTCAAGATTCAAAACGGATATGAGATGGATGAGCTACATGATGTGGCTGCCCAATCACCCACCAACGGACAAACGCTTGTATACAACTCAAGTAATAGTCTGTGGGAAAAGAACACAGTATCTTTAACTGCAGGTGTCAATGGTGTATTGCCCACGGCTAATGGCGGTACAAACCTAACATCGTTCACATCAGGCGGTGTGGTTTACGCATCTAGTTCTAGTGCATTGGCTACTGGCTCTGCGCTAGTCTTTGATGGGACTAATTTGGGTGTTGGCGCATCACCCGCACAAACACTTCATGTAAAAACATCAACATCAGCAACACCAATTACTTTGGGTGTGTTGTCAAACGCTACAGGCTTGCCAGCATTGTCATTTAATGGTTCATACGCATCAACCACAATGGCGGGTATTTATGGCAATGGTGCAACAGCAAGTAGTCTTTATTACGAAGTCCCATCTGGTCAAAGTCACTTCTTTGGTATTGCTGATTCAACCAAGTTGACTCTTGATTCCGCAGGCAATCTAGGTTTGGGCGTTGCTCCGAGTGCTTGGGTGGCTAGTTCTAAAGCAATGCAAGTTGGTGCAGTTGGTGCTGTGTATGAATCTTCAAACGGCTATACAACTATTGGGTACAACGCTTACGAATACGCATCTAACGCTTGGAAATATATTTTTTCTGGTGGTTCTGCCCCCGCCTCAAGATATGAGCAAGTAGGTAGTGGACATCGTTGGTATATTGCACCCTCTGGCAGTGGCGGAAGCATAATCTCCTTTACTCAGGCGATGACTCTATCATCCGCTGGAAATTTAGTTATTGGCGACACAACTGGAAATGGTCGATTGTCTGTTCGTGATACGTCTGCGGCTTTACAGGAAATCTACACAACCGCAGGAACAAACTATGCCGCTTTAGAAGTAAGAAATACTGGCGGCAGTATGTACATTGGTCGGGACAATAGCACGGGAACATTTGCTAATTCAGGAACGGCATACGCTTCATTCCTTTATTCAAGTGGTAATTATCCAATTGCGTTTATGACCAATGGCACAGAACGGATGCGACTTACAAGTGCTGGATTTTTTGGAGTAGGCACTACTAGTGTTACTAGTATTTTTACACTCAATGGTAATGACCCGCTTATTACTTTTAAAAATGGTGATGTTAATCGTTGGCAATTTGGTCTTGAAAATACCTCATCAAACAGATTTATTTTTTACGACAATACTGCTGCGGCCTATCGTTTAATCCTCGACTCCTCAGGCAATGTAGGTATTAACCAAACGAATCCATTAGCAAGACTTCACGTTATTGGTGATCAAATAAGGCATAGTAACAGTACTAATCCTTCTTACTATGGTACTTTTGAACACGACGCAGTTACTACTGGCGCAAACATTTACAACTCTCAGGATGGTGGTGGTCACTTATTTAGGAATAGTGGAACTACAGTTGTAACTATTTCAAATTCAGGCGATCTAGGTGTTGGAAACAACGTTCAAGCCAATGTAAACTATCAATTTGGCACAAGTCTAATTGATTCTTTTGGAACAATTCCAAACTGCACAATTGGTCGTCGTCTTGGTGTTACAGGCACTACCGCAAACTCACCTGTAATTTCACTTGGTTATTATTCATCAGCGTATGGAATGGATTTATGGGTTGGCACAACAGGTCTTGCACCTTGTTACATAGATGTCAAACAAAATGAATCTCTGATTTTTCGTAGGAATACTTATAGCGGAACTGCATCGGAATCCATGCGTATTGACTCTAACGGTAATTTACTAGTAGGCGGTATTACGCCTTACGGAAAATTAACTGTTCGTGGATATAAATCTGTTACTACTTTTGGTAATGTTTCTCTTAGTACATCTGATGACGTAAGTAGCACTTTTTATATAGCACACCCAGCGGGTGCAGTTATACTTAGTTCTGATAACGCCTTAGCATTTGGAGCGGGTTCAGGCGCAGCTTCTACAGAACGAGGTCGTTTTTCTACGGATGGAACATTCAGAGTAAAAGGTGCGGGAACTGCGGGTAGTACTGATGCAGTTCAGTTTGCTGGGTCTGCACCAGCAAGTTCAATGATTCTGGATGGAAGTGGGAATTTGGGGGTAGGGACTACAAATCCGGCAGACAGTTCAAATTTTTCAAGGGCTTTAGACCTTAATGGGACTAATGGTGCGGCTTTTTATGCTCGAACTGCTGGAAGCGGAACTAACTTTACTTATTTTGGCAATTTTGGAAGCAGTGGCTATATAAACAACAATGGTAGTGGCAGCTTTTTGTTTTATAACAATGCCGCAGAACGAGCCAGAATAACCTCTGGCGGTTCTTTTAAAGCAAGCAATAGTGGTAGTTATTTTGATAGCGCTGCAAGTTATCACGAGATGCGAATAACGACAAACACAGGCGATTGGACTGCATTAATTTCTCATGCAGGCTCAAACACAGCCGCCCAATATGGACTGAGAATAGATTTAGCAGGAGACCCCAATGGAACTACCAATGAATTTTTCTATTGTACTGGAGCAGGCGTTCAAAGAATGTCTGTTAGGTCAAATGGTGGTATTGCCAACTATGCTGCAAACAATGTAATTCTTTCTGATCGCAGAGAAAAAATTAATTTTTCACCCGCTACTTCATACCTTGAAAAGATTTGTGCAATACCTGTTCAAACATTTAACTATATTGACCAAGATCTTGAGTTAGATGTTGGTTTAACTTTAGGTGTAGTTGCTCAAGATGTGCAAGCAGTTGCTCCTGAGTTAGTAAACGAAAGCAATTGGGCTGTTAAGGATGAAGAACCTAAAATGCGTTTAGAAATTTACCAAACAGATTTACAATACGCTTTAATGAAATGTATTCAAGAACAACAAGTAATCATTGAATCACTTAAGGCACGCCTAGATGCCGCTAATCTTTAATTAACAAAGGAAATATATGTCAGCAACTATCACATGGAAAATCGAATGGATGCAATGCAAACCAGTAGAGGGTAACTTTACTGATGTAGTAGTTACTGCTGGATGGAGGTGTAACGGTGTACAAGATACACATAACGCCTCTATCTACAGTACAGCATCATTCACTCTTGACCCTGAGTCAACAACATATACACCCTATGACCAACTCACTCAGGAACAAGTTCTTGGGTGGGTATGGTCTAATGGTGTCAATCAAGAGGCAACTGAGGCGGCTATTCAAAGCCAAATCGATTCCCTCATTAACCCGCCTGTAGTACAGCTTCCACTCCCGTGGGCTGCTACAAGCACAATTTAAATTAACTTAACTTAAAAGGAAAATGAAAATGAGTAAAGAAACAAACAAACCTCAGATCATTATTGATGACAAAGAATACAACTTTGATGACATGACTGACCAACAAAAAATCTTGGTCAATCACGTAGCAGACCTTGATCGTAAGATTGGATCTACCCAGTTTAATCTGGATCAACTTATGGTTGGCAAGCAAGCATTTGTAACAATGCTAAAACAAGAACTAGAAAAGATTGTTCAACCAGACACTGGTGTTCAAGACGTAGCAATAAAGGAAAGTTAATAATGGATACCATTCAAGATAATGAAGTAAGTCACTCACAAATATATGAACGACTTCTAGCAGTAGAAGTTAAAGTAGATAAGTTGGATAAAAGTACAGAAGAAGTCGTTAAGGCTTTCAATGCAGCTCAGGGTGCATTCATAGTTCTTGAATGGATTGCAAGAGCTGTTAAACCAATAATTATTGTTGGTGCCTTGTTTGGTGCAATATGGCTAGCTATAGATAATAAACTTCATTTAAAATGAGGTGGATTCTCTTAGCTATCCTTCTGTTAACCTTAGCATCATCTGCTGAAGACAAGTGTAGCGTAAGAGAATTTTATGGTATAGCTTATAAAGTTCATAATCCTTCAGAACGTCATATGCAAATGTCTGTTTGGTTAAACAATCATACAAACCTATGTTCAAGCAAAGACATGGTAGTTATTTGGAATAATTTATCAGAATGGGGTGGAAGCGCAGATAGCGCAGAGTTAAGGCATTTAGTAGTTAGGGCTTACAAAAACGCACTTGAGAGGGAAAAGAAATGAAGCTGTACAGCTATGACAAATATTATCCCGTAGTTCATCCTACTTATTCAGATACACAATTAAAGTTATATAACAAGAAAATGGAATTATTAAATGTTGAAAGAGAGCTTCTTAAGGAAATTGAAAGAGTTACTAGGGCATTTCGTGACTACCAGCTTGAGCTATATAACATTAAAAACAAAGAAGTTATTGTCGAAAGACAAGTCAACAACCCAGTCTTTGATGCCTACGCATAAGGAGAAACCTATGGAAGATGTTAAATCTAAACTAACGTTCTATGTAACGTTTATGGTAAGCTTTACTTTATGCTTATCTGTACTGGCTATGATGGCTGCTTTTGTTCTTGGTCTGTGGGCTAAAGAAGTTGATAATGCAGAGATCTTTAAACTCCTTTCACCAGCATTTCAAACTATTATTGGTGGATTTATTGGTCTATTAGCTGGGGTTAAGCTGTCTCATGATGAAGATAAGAAACATCTTTGTCATCATTGTAAGGAATAATATATGTTAGATATTTTAAGCGGTGGTATTTTAGGATCAGTGTTTGGCGGTTTATTCCGACTAGCCCCTGAAGTACTCAAGTGGTTAGATAAAAAGAATGAACGTTCACATGAGCTTAATATGTTTAAGTTTCAGTGTGATCTTGAGGCTCAACGTGGTCAACAAAAGTTAGCTGAAATTGGTGCTCAACGTGAAGCCGCTATTGATGTTGGTGTTATGGGTGCTTTCCAATCTGCTATTGAACAACAGACAGAAATGGTTAAAGCCGCTGGTGGTGGGTGGGTAGCTGCATTGTCAGCTTCAGTACGCCCTGTAGTAACATACTGGATCTTAGCACTATGGTCATTTGTTCATATCTGGTTAGCTTATAATTCATGGACTAATGGTATGCCTCCAGTAGAAGTATTCAAGGTAATGATGTCAGCAGACTTTGCGGCTCTTGTATCTGGTACTCTTAACTACTGGTTCCTTGATCGTACACTCAGCAAGCGTGGGCTATGAATTTAGCATTAGCCGCAGACCTGTGTAAACACTTTGAAGGCTTTAGCTCTAAGCCTTACATGTGTCCTGCTAATGTAGCTACTATAGGTTATGGTAGCACATATTATGCTGACGGTAAAAAAGTAACGCTTCAGGATGCTCCTATGAGTGAACCTGAGGCTTATGATTTACTCCTCAGAGAATTACATCATACTTATTTACCCGGAGTACTTAAGTATTGTCCTGTGCTGGTCACAGATGAAAAGAAATTAAATGCCATTGTTGACTTCTGTTATAACTTAGGAGTTGGTAGGCTTCAGACAAGTACATTAAGACGTAAAGTTAATGAACAAGACTGGGAAGCCGCTAAGACAGAGCTAATGAAATGGAACAAAGGTGGTGGTAAGGTGTTGGCTGGTCTTAACAAAAGGCGTAAGGCTGAATGCGCTTTACTTGGTACCTAATAGTAATAAAAAGGATATCTCATGGCAATCCCAATCGAACAGCTAGGTAAAGGCGGTCTCAATACAGACTTACCACCTATGATTGTACCTCAGAATACATTTACAGACGTACTCAATGTACGCTTTGATGACGAAGCAGTATCAACAATTACAGGTGAATCTATTTATAGGACAGTTTCTATTGCCCCTGACTATGGCATTCATTGGAGGCGTCCTGATCAAGGATATAACATCTTTGCTAAAGATGGTAACATTGTTCGTGTAGATGCTGCTGGTAATCAGTCAACTATGTTTACTGGTACTGGTGGCAATTACACAAACAGTGATTGGCAAGGAACTTTGTTTAATGGTGGTTTTGCTATTGTACTTAACAATGGTAGAACAACACCTATATATTGTTTGTATGGAGACATTAATGCTGGATCAGCATTTCTCCCACTTCCTAACTGGAATTATCTTGGTAACTTAACTGTTACTGCTAAAGTAGTTAGATCACTTAACTACTCGCTTGTTGCGGCTAACCTTACTATTGCAGACAGTAGTACAGGTATTACAACATACGCACCAAGTACTGTACGAGTGTCTGTACAAGCGGCTACTGGAGCTATACCTACTGTATGGCAACCAGGAACTACAACAGATACCGCAGATGAATTTGAAATTAACTCTACATCTCCCATATTAGATATGGCTGAGTTGAGAGGTAATATGTTTATATATTCCTCAGACAGTATCAGTATATTGTCTATTGGAATTAATGGAACACGAGTTGTTCCTTATAGTCGGTCTTATGGAATCTTATCTGTAGATTGTGTATGTGAGTTTGATGGTAAACACTTAGTTGTTGACCGTAATGACATTTACATTCACAATGGTTCAGGTAGTATTGAATCTCTTGCTGACTTCAGAATTAAAAAGTATTTCTTTAATAATTTAAATAAGAATGCTATTGATAAAGTACACGTAACAAGACATGCTTATTACAAAGAAGTCTGGATTAATTATCCTAAAGGAAGTTCTACAGTATGCAATGAAGTATTGATCTATAATTATAAAAATAATACATGGTCTAAACGTCAAGCTACCAACATGACTTATTCTTTCTTTGGTCCATCTAATGTATCTAACGCATTTCAATATGGCAAAGAAGTAGTATACTTTACAACTACAACAACTACAACATTAGTAGAGTCTGATGCCTTCCAATTGTGGAATGGTACTGCATTAGCTTCTTTTACTTCGTATGTAGAGAAAAAGAAACTTAACTCAGGTGATGTTACAGGAAGTTCTTTAATTACTTCTTTGTATCCTGTGTTTGATACAGTACCTAATGACTCTAATATTACTATCAGAGTTGTAGGACAAAACAATTATGTTAAGAATGTAGACTTATCTGTAGATGATGCGGCATTAAAAGATACATTTACATTTCTTCCTAACAATGAAAAGTCACAGGGCTATAAGGTTGACCCACGGGTTAATGGTCGTGTACTTAACTACAGAATTACTGCAACGAATTATTGGCGGCTGGCTATGATGGCTCTTGACGCTAAACCTGCTGATCGGAGGTAACATGTTTAATCCACCTATTACAGGTGACAGAGAGCTTGATGCTTTCCTAGCACAGCTTGTACTTGAAGGTACATCTGGAGCTACTGACGGACTAACCGTAGACCCTGCTACAGGTATTATCAGTGATAAATTTGGTAAGATTGTAGGGTATCTTTATAGATACCTTGCTATTAAATATGCTGATGATACTGTTGGTACTAACATTTCTAATGTTCCTACTAACAGGTCTTATTATGGTGTGTTTAACTCTGATGATTCAAGTGAATCAAGCAATCCAGCAGCATATACTTGGTATGAAGTCACTGGTGGATTTGGTGTAACTAAGTTCTTGTTCTATCAAACAGTAGGTGGTCGTAAAGTTAACTTTGCGGTATCTACTGCAGCACCTGCTTCAGGTTGGCTAGTAGACCCCGGAACAGCTATTGATGCTGATATTGTTACATCAGGAACAAACACTACTGTTGTTGATTCATTCTCATCTTTCTTTACCCCTGCTGTTATGCAGGTACCCCGTACAGGTAACCCATTAGCCCCTGTGTTTACAGGTATAACACCTAAGTTATATGCAGTTAACTCTAATGTGTTAGTTCCTTTTGTAGATGCTCAAACAGACGCTGATGTAAGCTTTGTTAATAATACTTGGCGTATTGGTAACAGTTCAACAAGCGGTAATGGTGATATTGGTTATACTAATATTACTTTTAGTGCTCCTACAGATGCAGGTGAATACGCTGCTTGGTCAGCACCATCTGCTATGGCTAGTAGTCCTGCTTCTATTACTGTCCCTATTAGGTTTAAAAATAGTACAGGAGCAGTTACACAAGCTAGTGTTGCTACTGTTCAGTTAGTCTTTGCGGATCCCGGAGCAACAGGCTCTAGTGGTCCTACTGTAGATATCTCAGGTTATACTTCTTTTGTACAAGCATCTAGTGGTGCATTTACCCCACCTAATGCTACTCTTGCGGCTATAACAAGTAACATTACAAGCCCAACAT